CGATACGCTCCACGATTTCAATTGATTATCAGGATATTAAGAAGAGCGGTACACGGAAAGGTACACGAACTCCCTCTATTTAACATTTATAAACCATTTATATATAAGCAAAGAATAGCCCGACATAAGCCGGGCTACTTATGCTATCTAATTGATTAGATAGCTTTTGCAACAATGATATTGCAAAGTTAATATTTTCTTATAAAAATACGGTGTAACCACAATAAAAATCCTTTTATCCAATTCAGGACAGGAACACGTTTCAAGTAAAGAAGCGCAAGCGCACCTATGGCGATAATATAAAAGATGTACCGCCAACGCTTGGGGTCGGGGGTCGGTTCTTGCTGCTTATCCATGTTTGTTTCTTGCTTTGACATGGTGGCGGCATTCTCCGAATTGTCACTTTCTCTTGATTCTTTACTTTCTCCCTTTTCCTGAACATCAGATTGAATTACCGTTTGCCGGATTGACTTCACCACACCTTGCATCTTGCCAATATCATTCAATTCAATACTTGCCATCGGCTTTGTTTCATTTGAAGTCTTTTTGGATGAATCTTTGTGATTGGCAAGTTCACCTTGTGGTTGGGTTGTGGTCGGTGGGTAAAACTCAATTTCGGTTATGGTAACTTTTCCATGTTCCGTTCGGGTTGTGTCCACAACCTTTTCGGTTCTTTCCGTTACTTCCTTGGCAACTGCAACACTATCAAGCTGCATTTCCTTGGTTCTTGTCGCTTTCTTGGTCGCGCTGCACGATGTAAGCAATACAAGCAACACAATCCATAAAACCAATGCAATAACCTTTTTCATATCATAGTCTTTTTAAGTCATTCAATCGGTTAAGCCAACCTTTCAAGAAGCGTTTGTTGGTGTGCGTCAACAACTCCTTTTCGGTCGCCTTGCGCCCAATTCTTGCTTCATAGCGTTTTACACTCCCTGCCGTGATGTCCTGCAAGAACTTCTTGCGTGCATCAAATACAGTTTGAAAGAACTTGTCCGGGTCTTGTGCATTAAGGGCTTCAAGCGTCTTTTTACCTACAATGCCATCCACCTTGACACCAAGCAATCTTTGAGGTATAAGAATGCCATGCGCCCCTGACCCCCAAACCCAATCAACAAGGATGTTTGCCACCTTTTGTGAGGTGATAAGGTCGGCTTTCCATCTATCCCAAAACATTGTTTTGAGAATATCCAACCACTCATTTTCTGTTAGCCTTTTCAAACGCTCAACAGTCGGGCGTGGGTATGCCTTTCGCTTGCAATAGGCTTCAAAGGTTGCAATCGTTACACCCATATTCGTTGCCCCGCCAGCATCAGCGGGGTCATCCGCAAAGCCACCTTCCCATTTCTTGATGTAAGGGGCTAATAATTCAATTTTTGCCATCTTCTGTTCCTTTTTTATTCATGTACTCACTAACAGCCCTTGCGATAGCATCTATATTATCTTTGTGTGCCACAATTTGCCCCGCCAACGCCGCAACATTATCAATCTTTACTTTATCTTCCGCTTTTTCGTATATGGATTTTATTTCTATTAACCCTATTCCAATAGCGCCCAAAAGGGTTATAAAGGGGAACATCGGGAAACGATATTGATAATAAGTTTCCAAATACCATATTGAAGCCATCTGCATAGCATCAATAACGGTGAGAGCAAGTAATACGTTATAATATCTTGCAATCTTATCAATGGTTCGTTTGAATCCATAGCTTGACCGGGCAATTCCATTTTTCTTTGCTTTTCTAACCCCCGACCATAAATCGGCAAGAATTGCAAATAAAACAAGCATGTAGATGCCAAATAGCATCCAAAGTGTTACAATTATTTTTTCCATTTTTTAATTAAGTAAATTGAAAACATTTTCCGACCTTGACAATGGTAGTGTCCATTGGGTACAAAGACAAAAAAGGCAAGCCACTTTCATTTCGTTTCTTGTTAATTGCAGGCAAATTAATTTCCGCCTTTTGGATTGCAGAAATCAAAATGTCCGACCCGGTAAAGCAAGAACGTCTTTCCCCAACGGGTGTCCCATCGGGGTTCTTAGTGTAATAATCGCCGTTTTGGTCTGGTGATTCATTGAATGTGGCAAGCACAACTTGCATTTGCATACGCAACCCGGACGCATTCTTTCCCGGATATTTTGTTGGCTGAATGATTGTTTTTTCAATCAGGATTCGGCGACCGAACAAATCTTCAATCTCGATTCCCTTGCCAATAACCACGTCCGATTCAATCCCAAGTTCACAAAATTTTGCCATTATTGTTCGGTTCAATGTTTAGTTCGACAATGTGTTTACCAACAATACGTCCAAATCCTCGGTGAATTGCAAATATTCCTTATATTCGGCAACTGCCTTATCATCCGGGGCAACGCCCAAAACGTGCTTGTTATAGCTGTTTACAAGGTCAAATTCTGCTGTTTCATCAAGAACTGAACGGATAATTACTTTCTTCAAGTTCGCCTTATTGGGCTTATTGAATGTGCGAATCTCGCAGCACTTCCAACCAACTTGAACTTCCTGTTCCTGACCATCAGGAATGCCCATTTCGGGTTCGATGTTGAAACGATAAATTGAAGAACCATCGTTGTCTTTCTCCAAAATCGCGGGCATACCGTGCGCCATATCATAATGCGCGTTTGCTTCGATTGAATTTAATTTCATACGGAAATGTTTTTGAAAGTTTGTTCACTAAATTGATTGAATCACAATGCTTGCACCACCCCCACCAACTGCAAATTTGCTGTTTATAAGTTTCTTTTGTCGGGACAATCTTGCGTTTGTTCAACTTCGCCACCCGGCGGCAAAGTTTCTGCTTGATTGACTTTCGCAAAAGAGTGTGGGAATGATAAAAGACATATCCCAAGAAGTCAATACCTCTTGCTTCCACAGGGAATACTTGATAATTCCGCTTGACAGCCAAATTGAGATTGTCGCGTAAATATACCCGGATTTCGTGCAACAATCCGTGCAAAAAATCCTTGTTCGGTGAAAGAATCACAATATCATCGGCGTAACGCCAATAATACTTCACCCGCTTTTTCTCTTTCAACCAATGGTCGAAATATGCCAAGAAAAGGTTTGCAAAGTATTGTGAAAGATAGTTGCCAATTGGCACGCCATCAACTGAATCAATGATTTCGTCAAGCAATGCCAAAAGGCGACCATCTTTTATTTTACGCCGCACAACCCCTTTCAATAACTCGTGGTCGATTGACGGGTAAAACTTGCGAACATCTATTTTCAGGCAATACCGTGTGCCGTCCGGGTCTTGCTTCAACGCCTGTTTCACGTCCTTGGCGCACTTATGGATTCCGCGATTCTTTATGCAAGAATATGTGTTCTTGTTGAACACCGAAACCCAAACGGGTTCAAGAACATTCATTATTGCGTGGTGCAATATGCGGTCGGGATAGTATGGCAACCGATAAATAAGACGTTCTTTTGGTTCGTAAATCGTGAAAATGTGATATTTCGATGTCTTGAATGTGCCGTTTTTCAAAATTTCGTGCAAAGCAAGCAAATTGGCTTCACGGTTCTTGTCGTGAACCCTGACACCGTATGACTTCAACTTGCCTTTCCTTGCTCTTTCATCGGCAAGACGTAAGTTTTCAAGTGAAATCACTTCGTTAAATATGTTTCCAATTCGCTTCATTGTATCACTATAACACAAGTTTGCTTGTATATTAGGGTTCTTCGGGTGTTATCCCTACCAAAACCGTTTTACTTATTATATTTTTTGCCGTTGGATTCATCCAACTCATTCAACCCCGTTTGGGCTGTTTTTGTGGCAAGGTTTCCGATATGCAACTATATTTTTACAAGCATAGCTGAGAACCGATATTCGCATTCGCATTCGTAGCCGTATTATTCGTATTCGCATAAACGAACCCTGCATTCGCACCATTATTCGCATTACCGCTGAACAAAACGCCACGACATCGGACAACCTTATTTAATTTCATTCAATCATCAAAATTCCATCATTCAATTGTTGTGGTTCGATTGGGCATTTCACTCCGCTTCGATTTGCGGGTCAAAGCAAAGCCGAGAACCGAAATACGCATGCGCATACGTAGCCGTATGAGTCGTATACGCAGAAACGAACCCCGCATTCGCACCAGAATACGCAGGACCGCCGAACAAAACGCCACGTTCGCTTACGCCACTTTCGGGAATGCTTGTGTAAAAGTAATCACACAAATAGGTGGTCGAACCACCGCCAACTTCCAATGGCATAATCTCGCCATCTTCACCAAGAATCAGCTTCTTTACATAGCCCTCTTTTCGGGGTAAATTACCGCGAAATTTGTAGTTTGCCACACCCGAACTTGTGAATGTTGCCGGGTCGTCACAAACGTAAAATTCAGACAAGCCGCCATCTGCTTCTGATTGAATCAAGCATTTGCAACCATCAGTCCATTTCCACACATGACCGAAAGGATTTTCAACCCCTCTGTATGACGGAACACTAACTTTTGTTTCCTTGCCGGGGTCGTATTCATTGGGCAATGTGTATTCTACCACTCCCGTTTTGTTTCCAAGACTGTTTGTTTTGCCACAAGGGACAACGGGATAATTGCCATTTAGATTGCTCCATTTACCCCAATTCAAATTTGTTACACCTGCACCCAATCCACCTTGGCGATAACCACTTTCATCAAGTGCTGCATTAAATGTGTCTTGTGAATCAAATGTGCAATATTCAACGGCATACAACCACCATAACTTGCGGTGTGTATGATATAGATTGCAATTCCATTCAGTTGTGCCACGCTTTCGGGCATACGCACGGAAATTGGTCAATGATATTGCCGTTGCTGGCATACCAAGTTGCGTTTTGGCTGTTCCATCACGTGAAGCATCATTATTTCCACCGCGGTAATCTGCATCCATAGAACAAACGGCGGCAAGTTTGTTGGTTGACCGTTGTACGGTCGCTTCCACCGCTGAAACATAGCCTTTTCGCCAAAGATGGAAACCGGGTAATGGTTGCGTTGATTGCAAGTGGCGGCATTTATTACCATCCATTTCAAAACGCACATACATATCCGGCAATTCTACCATATATTGCCCATCCTTGCCCGTTAGGTTTGCGACTGCACCATTATCACGTTTAGTTGAATCATTGGCGTGCAAGTAATAATTCACACTACCATCATCATTTAAGATACACCGACGCATCAATGATTGCAAGGGCAATTCCTTGTGCAACTCCATCTTTCCAATGCGCGTTGGCTTCGGATTGGAAACGGTTATATCCCATTCGATGCCATAATAATAATCATAGGCGAATTGCGGCTTTGTTCCGCCGACACCAATTAAAAGTCCCATATTAGTAACCCCATTTTAAATTAGTACCCGACAATGAAGTTTGCTTCACTGTCTTAATTATTTCAGGATTCCAACCGCATTCAAATTGCGTTTCTATGAAATCCCCATCACTCATTCCGGCAAGCTGCACCGATAATGTTATGGGCTGCAAACCGTCATTTTTGACATTGAACACTTGACCGTCCGGCAAGGTGAAATCGCCATCGCTTAATCCGTTAATAGCTCCCATTTTTCCTATTTGGGCGGAAACGTATTCGCCACTTCTTGTTTCGCGCATAATTGATAAGGTTTTGATACAAAAATATTCATTTAATGCGTTATTATAACACAAGGTGGATAAGTTGGACATAACTTACCAACGCTTAATTATTTAGATACTGCTTTTAACGACCCAAGATTGTATCAACTTTCCGTCTATGATTTCAAGTGATTCGATAACCGATTCTCCCGGTTCTGCCATCGGTTGCTCACTTGCGACGAAATCAAGAAAGCCGGATTCTCTTAATTTCGTTATGTAGGCGCCTTGTGCGGTATCTACTTGCCGCAAGTCAAGTGGGGAATCCACACTTTCAAATTTTGCCAAAAGAATTTTTGCCATACATGTACATTAGTTATGATAATACACCTTATTCCAAGCTCCGTTATAATAGCGCAGGCGCAAAACATCGCCTTTCTCCATGTTAATCCCGTCGGAAATCGCCTTTCCATCATTGTTATAGATATATGCCCCACTTTTTGAATAAATTCTCACCTTATTGGGCATTATATGGTCACAAACAATCTCAATATCGAATTGCACAACTGCATTATCTGTAAGGGTGTCTATATCCGATTTGGTGGGTAGATTTACCCCGATGAAAGATGTCCCCGTGCCTGTAAATAAGAACTTGTGGGTGATTCCGATATAGGACACAATCGTGTCCGAGTATGCCACTCCGATGTACCCCCTTTCAAAAAACGCTACTTTTCCAATGTTGAATTGATTTCCATACACCCCAAGGGCTTTGGGACGATACCATGTTTCATATTGCTCATCACTTGTTTTTGCATATTTATGATGCAATTCAAGCACCGTTCCCATTATCCCGGTCAATTCCATCAGACCATTAAACGGATAGCCCAAAGAATTAAGGCATCCCAACAACACCCTTTGCGAGCCATTGTAAAAACGGATAAAATCGCGCAACAACGCCAATCCTTGCGTTGAATCTTGTTCAGATGAAGAACCATAACCGATTTGCCCTTGTTGGATTTTGAAGCCGCCAATATAGCCGGATATTGCATTTATAACACCCTCAACGGTGGCTTTGGTCATAACAACCGAACCATCTTGCATAACCCTGTAAGGCGCGGTCGCTCGATTGCCAAATGATGCGCCCGCCCAAAAGCGAACCGAACTTGCCGTTGTTCCTTGCCCCGTCATACCTGCAAGAATACTTTGATTGTCTCCCGCAACCTGAATTGTGCCAGACGTTACAATTCCGCCATCAATGGTTGTTTGTGTATTGTCATAATACACGGCAATATCCCAATCATTCACATTGTAAGACTGTGAAGATGTCTTCTTGGTGATACATCGGCGCAACTCCTTTCCGTCAACCCACAAATCGCCAACCTCATAAGGTGGATAGGGGGTTACGACAAACACACGCCTTTTACTGTCTGCGGTATCCTGTGCTTGGCTTGCCGCTTCATAAGCTGCAATCGCTTTGGCATCTTCTACCTTTTTCCAAGCATACGAATTTGTGTAATACTTCAATTCGTTCTTGGAGGTATGATACCACATATCGCCAACGTGCTTTTTCTTCACGGCTATTGTTGTCCAAGATGAAGCCGGGTCGGTAGTTTGAAACCAACATTCAACCTTTCCATCTATTTGCTCCAAAATGTCAGCAATATCGCTATTGTATGAACTATTGATAAAGTCATTCAAGCCCGAATCGTCGGTGTACTTTGAAGCCTTTCCCCAATCGCCGGATGAATAAGACCCGGATGCACGGGCGGTTTTGCATCGCATAATGTCACCACTTGCACCCTGAACCCACAAATCGCCCACTTCATAAGGGGTGTAAGGGGTTGAAGTGAAAATTCGCCGCTTTGTTCCGGCAAGTTTCAAAGCATCATTTGCAATTGCTAATGCTTGTGCAACTTCTGAATCCCGCAATTCTTGCCACGAATAAGTATTGCCGTTCTTGATGAAGCGGAACACCTTGCCCGTGTCTGTGTTATAAAACAAGTCGCCAAGGTGATTTTCCTTCAACTCCGATGTTATCCATTCGCTTGCCGGGGCATTATCCAAGGTTGGGTCGTATGTATCGAAGAATTGTTCAATCTGACCATCCAATTGCGCTTGGATTTCCGACAACAAGCCCGGCAAGGTGTTGTTGATAAAGTCCTTGCTTTCCAAAGATTCCGCGCCCAATTGTTCAAGCGTTTTTTGCTCGCCATTTGAAGTGAACACGATTCGACCGCCTATTTCGGAATTGTCAAGGTCAAAATATGTTGTTCCATCGGCGGATTCAATGCGACCCGTTTTGATGAAACGACCATTTACCATTGTAAAACCATAAGTCAAGGCAATGGAACGTGCCTTTAATTCAATATCAACCGAATTGATAACACCAATCCAAAAATGGTAATAGTTGGCATCATCATCCACTTTGTGTTGCTCTTTCGTGAATATGATTGTTCCGGCTTGCCCCACCTTTTCACATTTCGCATAAATGTAATAGGCATCATCATCCTTGGCAAGTGTAATTTGCCCATCTGCAAGAACCCAAGATACCGCCGTTTCTTCATTGATGGTGTAATGTGTCAAGACACCGCCTTGCCACTTAACGACATTCTTATTGCCATTATAATTCGGTTGAAATACGGTATTTGTCAAGCCGAATTGCATTGATTTAGCACCAACAGACAATGCCAACGTGTCAATTGAATTTGGCTTTATCTTGTCGGTGTAATAATCGCCCTCCGGGTCAAAAACCATGTCCAACACTTCACGACTTGACCGCCAATTGGCGCGGGCACGGGTGGGGTCTTTCAGGTTGTTTATTGAAATAATCTTGTCTATTTCTATCAAGTCGGAAATCACACGGTTGGTTATTGATGCACTTGTGGCAATGTCCGAAATGGTAAGGGTGTAATCGTAAGGGTCAAGGATATTGCGCACAAAATATTTTATGCGAATCGCCTTGTCCACGTCAATATCTTTGTCCACCACTTGCAAGAAGTCACCGGGGGCAAAGAAATTCATTATCGAATCATCCGTTCCGACAATCTTTTTCAAGTATGCCTTGGTCACACTCAACCCATATTGCACCTTTGGTTGGCAATTTTGGTCATAGTATTTATTTGCCACTTCTGCCAATTCGGTTTCGGCGGCTGCTTCAATATCGCTTGGATATGCTACATCAAGAATTTTATATTCGTTGCCCGCACTGAATTGGAATGCCAATGATGTTTCGGATGGGAACACATCGCCCCGGTCGTCTGTGAACTTCCGAAGTGTGAATTGTTTTTTGGCATGGTTGTATTCCTTAATTTCAAAGTCATATCCGGCAAGATTCCCCGTATTGAAGTGGATTTTTGCCGCCACACCATTGACAAGATACAATGTTTCGCCACTTGCATTCTTTGCGTTCAAATCGAAAGGAAATGTTCTATCTATGAAGCTGAACACATCAACCACCGATTCAACCGCCCCCGTGAATGTCGGCTTGACATTATCAAAGTTCTTGCGCCCCTCAAATATGCCATATTTTGCCACCATTTCGGGTTTTTCAATGTATGATTGCCCCTTTGTCTTGCCCGGCAAACAAAGGCGGTCGGCACGATATTTTGATGTGATATTTTCGGATGAACCATAAACTTTCAACCGGGTAACAATGTTTGAGGATGAAACATTTTCACGGTGCAAATCATACAATCCACGTCCTTTGCCATACTCAAATTTATATGGCAAAGTTTGTCCGACACGTTCATAAAGATTGACCGTGTAAACTCCATTGGCTTGTTCAATTTCAAATTCTACATTGAAGTTGGATTGACCGCAAAGGTTCTGCAATACCGACAAGCAATTGTCAGATTCACCAAACGTCAATGTCTTGTCGCCGATTGTTTCCGGGCATTTCCCCAACTTCCATTTGCCGGGGAATACGCGGTTGGCATTGGCAATAAGAACTTGCATGAAGCGGCGCAAATTGCCCGTTAGGGTGTCACCTTGCACGTCTTGCAATACGTTGGTGGTTGTGTCAATGGTCAAATCATAGGTCACACGGAATAAATCATATTGCACACCCTCAAATTGCAACGTATATTGAAATTCGTGCATTCCTGTCTTTTTTACAGACGGCAAGCGGTTCAACTTGTAATCACGTCCAAATATGGTGATTTTGTCACCAATGTTGTACGTTTGGGGGAAAGGTGATTCAACGGTTATATCCACCGTATCTTCCGCATTCAAGCCCCAATTTTGCTTTGCGGACACAATCCCGGTTGCCGTGCGCCGATTTTGCATTGGCACACGGTTTCCATTGGGTTGTGTTATAATTATATTCGCTCCCATACAATAATCGCGTTTGTATCAAATGAAGAAATTTCATCAATGCACCCGGTAACAACGGGGAAATAGTCACCGTTTACATCATAATAGTGTTTGACTGTTACGGAATCACCGCTTATGTCATAATCAACCGAACCATCACCCCAATAGATGTTTACATACTTGGAACTTGTCAAGGTGATTGTGCAAGTCTTGGTCGATTCATTCACGCGAATGTGCTTCAAAACACGTTTCACGGGTTCGGGTTCAATCAACTTCAACTTGAATGTACCCACCATCAATTCATCCGACCATTCCTTTTGAATTTCGATTGCATCCTTGCAATACACTTCATAAATCAATGGTTTTACCGGGTGAACGTCTATGACAAGGCGGTTTGTGCCTACCTTGTCAAACTGCTGTTCAAAGGTTGTGACCTTTTTAATGAAGTCAATTTTTGATTCAGCCTTGACAAAGCATGACAACGTGATTTCCCTTGATTCATAAAATTTATGCGCCAAATCAACGCTTTCACCATGATAGTTGTCCCAACTCAATGTTGCGGGCGCTTTCATTTTCGGTCGGTTCATAATGCCGTCCGAACCTGACACATATACGCCATATTCCTTGAAGTCCACACCATCCAACAAATATGCTTGTTGCTTGCCGGACGACAATTCATTGATAAGGTCGGCTTGAAGCAAGGCAACCTTGTAAATCTTCACATCGTCAAGCAAGCCGAAACCGTATTCACCGCCGTAATAATCTTGGTTAAGCGAAATGCCTTGCAATGCGCCGGAATTGTTCACGGTCTTAATCAACTGTGCATTGACATAGAAATTGAACGTGCTTCCGCACCTTGTAACGGCAAGTGAAAACCAAGAACCGGGCTTTGCTTCAATCGTAACTTCTACAAAGTTGTTAAGCCCCGAAAAACTCAATACCCAAATCATCTTTTGGGGCGAACCGCATTCAGATTCCCGACCCTGAACCCAAGCAAGAATCGAAAATTCGGTGTTCATATTCGGCAAAATGCTTTTCGACACCTCGCAATAATCATCACCGCCGAATGAAATTGCGTTGCCGTTCTTTCCAGCGACAAAATGCGCACCGACAACCGAACCATCGGCACGGTTTTGGCTGTAATCGTATGCAATCAACGCACCGTCGCTTTCATCGAAAGGCATTTGAAAAATTATGCTGTTTGCATCCATATCAATATGTTTTTTTGTTCTTCTCCCGGATTTTCACAATGGCATCACCCATTGCATTTTTTGTTATCGAACCGCCGTAATGGTTCACACAAACTTTTGCCCGGTCGCTTGCGTGAATACTCACAACGGCATCATCGAAAATGTCTATCATCACAAAGGCGTTGTCCTTGGCAACCACATTCAATTCGGCATTGTGTTTTGCGAAAACCTCGCATACCTCAAACCTGTTCACGTCAATACGTCCTTGGGTTGTTCCCAAACACACGCATTTGGGCTTATTTTCGACTTTTATGTTGTCGTCAAGGAAAACCCCTTTCGCTTCCATAACCCCTTTGAAATGCGTTCTTATGAAGTCATTTTTGGGGTAATCATTCGCCAAGCAAAAGTCAATACCTTTCAAGTACATATCAACCATTGCTTCTTTGTTCTGTAATGTTAGCAATTGGGCATGCCAAGGGGTACAAATCCCCTTGGCTTTCGCTTGTCTTGCAAGTTCTTTCGATAACTTCATATTTCTTGTTTTATAGTGAAACACTTTTGATTACGACAAACCTTGTGACCTTAAAGAATCACCGCTTGATTTGTTTTCAAGGATAGTGATAATCCTTTCAATTCTTGCCAAATATCGGTTGTATGCCGTATTTTGTGCAATGGCGTTCAAGGTCTGCAACTGTTGGCGTAAAATTTGGGTCGCTTCAAGTTGATTGATGCGAATTGCATTCATTTGTCCGGCAACAAGACTTGCGGTTTCTTCCGTAACTCCCTTGACCGCTCCGGTCAAAGAATCATTGGACTCTTCATTCAAGTCCTTGAACAAATCCGAATAAATGCCCAACGCTTGATTGAAGTTGTTGGCGGCTGCTTGCACCTTGCGTTTGAAAGATTCAATTTCTTCATCCGTTAAGCCGTCAAATACAAAGGTGTCACCATTCCACCAACCCATTGATTGTTCAAGGCTATCAAGTGCCCCTTGAAGTTGTTGTTCCAAGAATTTCTTTTTTAATTGGTTCACAACCAAGTTTTGCAACACCTGATTCACGGTTTCTTCAAAAGCCTTGGCGGAATCTTCACCCGCTTTGAATGCGCTTGCCAAGTTGTCCGCCAATTGCGTTGAAAAGTCCTTTGCATTGGTCTGCAACAAGTCGTTGGAAATCTCCGCATACATATCGGCAATCCGACGCTCCAATTCGGCATATTGTTCTTTGAAGTCATCAACCCTGCCCCAATCGGTTTTCTTTTTTGATATTTCAGCCTCCCAGGACGCTCTCAAACGCTCTTGCTGTTGTTGCATATTGCGGATTGCCGCCTTTTGGTTTTTATAAACGTCACCACCCAACGCCTTGTCAATAGCCCAAGAAAGTTGCGTGTATGCCTTTTCAAGTTTTGAAATTGCTTCTTGGTGCTTTCTAATCTGCTTTTCTGCTTTTCGGTCTCGCGAATTGAACAGGTCAAACGCGGATGATAGCAGACCGATTGAGCCTTGAATAACAGATAATGGATTGCCTGTCGCGATACCACTTGCAAGTTGGCTTGCGCCATCAAGGATTCCGCCGATGTCATTCATTATCGCTTGGGTTTCTTCATCCATCCTAATGCCCATCTTTTCCATCCCGGAAGTGACTGCATCAATTGCTCCGCCTACAAGGTCTATTGCACCGCTCGCGCTTTTGAATACATTTGTAAGGGCTGTTTTCTTGCTTGCTTCATCTTCTGCCTTGATATAGTCTTTGATAGAAGATACCAAAGAAGAAAAGGGATTACGTTCTTGGATTTCTTTCTTCATTTTCTCGATATTACCCTTTAAAGATTCAAGGTCTTTCGGGTTAAATTCAATACCAAGATAAGCCCCATCAAGATTGCTGATTTTATCAATCAGTTCTTGAAGTTTTCGGGTGCTTATTTCGTCAAGGTCGCCAAACATCAATTCCCAATCCGGGTGTGCTTGAAGTTCTTTCAACGCAAACTTTGAAAGGGCTTCGGCTTGCGCCTTGTTCAAGGCTTCCACCATTTCGGTATTGCCGACGGCTTGCGCCGCCTTGCGCTTTTCTTCGTAACTGTCAATGATTGATTGCTTGCGCTGCTCAAATGTGCCATATTCCGCCAACAACGCATCGTAATCAACGCCACCAATGCCGTTCACATCGTTGTCTCGCTTTTTTTGACGCTTGGCAATGGCGGCGTCAATTTCGGCACGTTCCGCATCGGTGGTTACTTGCTGGCGTTTCGCCATCAATACTTCATAATCGCGGTTGTAAGCTTCATCGATACGACGTTTTTGTTCCGCGTATGAAGCATATTCTTCAAGCAATACTTCGATTTCTTCTTTAAGTTGTTCTTTGGCATCCTTTTCGGCGTTGTCCAAGGTTTCTTTCTTGGCATTGTCCAACTCTGTACCGTCCCCGGACAAATTCTTGCGCTTTTGCTCTATTATATTCAGCATTTCAAGCACAGTCTTGGCGTTTGTCAATTGCTCGGACAATTCATTGTTGAATGCTTCCAAAACGGTTTTCTTAGTTTCTTCTGCAATGGCATCGTTAAGTTGGCTCAACTGTTTATTTTGCGCCTTGGTACGCTTGGAAATATCAACCGTCAAAAGTTCGTCGCGCTGTTTTTTCAAATAGTCGATATACGTTGAACCCTCTTTCAAAAGACCCTCAAATTCCTTGTTCGCCGATTGAACTAATATCGCATCACCGGAATTTAACCACTTATTGAATCGTTGGTATTCAGCTTTGCGCTTGCTCAATTTCTCCAAGAATGGGTCTTTGTTTGCACCTGAACCACCGCCGCCTTTGTTCCCTTGTGCTTTGCTTAATTGGTCTTGAAGATTTTTAAGGTCGGCTTGTACCTTGTTAAAATCATCGCTTCCGATGTGCAAATCTTTCAACCTCTCATTTTTCTCCGAAATGGCTTGTTCAAGGGCTGCAATTGTCCCGTCCTTAATAGTCTTAACTGCCTCAATCTCTGCTTCTTTAAGAATGTTTGCCCCCTCTGTTTCGGCTGCGGCGGCATTCGTGTAACCATTCTCAATCTCTGTGTACAAGTCTTTGTTTGCTTGAATCAATTTCTCTCTTTCTTCATTTTTGACTTCAATATAATATCCTGTTCCAAATGAAGAAGTTTGCACCCATTGACTTCTGGTTTTTGGCATCGATTCAATTTTTTGTTCATTCTCCATCAAAGTTTTCACTTTTTCTTGCGCTTGCTGAACAAAAATCATTGCTTTTGCCTTTTCAATTTGTGCGGCAATAAACGCACCCTTTCCCGAATTTAGAATCCTTTCCGCATCGGCAACATCACGAACGGCAACACCAAGTTCTTCAAATGCTTTTTTGTTTTCTTCAACAAACTTTTTCTTGGCATCCAAATCACCGCCAAGCCGATTCCACTTTATGGAAAGACTTTCAATTGCTCCGATTGCTTTGTATGAACCCTCGACAAGTTCTTTGTTGAATTCTTCTTGTGCTTTCTTGGCTTCTTTGTTTTTTGATATAATTCTATCAATAAGCACTATCGCTCCCGTTATGGCAACCGACAATCCAAGTGTAAGCGTTGCCATCAAAGCCTTAGCCGCGACATTGGATATACCAAGGGCGGCGGCAAACTTCATTTCGGCGACAGTGAGCAATTCTTTGGCTTTCCGGACGGTTACAAGCCGAAATGCGCTATCCTTATTCAACGTCTGTGCAACCTGTTGCGTTCCTATTGCAACAGCCATCACGCTTTGAACCTTTGTCATTACCCTTTGTAGGTTCTCGTTTTCACCAGCGAACAATGATATTGCACCCGTAGCGGCTGAAAAACCACCTGCAATCCCTGAAAGACCCTGAATAAATCCTTGAAAGTTGGCTTCATCGTTAGCAAGAATGCTTCCTTGTGCCTGTATGTCACCCTGAATATCCATCAAGCGTCCAAGTTCCGCCGTCATTTCCCGGTATTTATCAGTCTGGTCTCCGAATTGCTCACGATACAATGCCATTTCTTCTTTCAAAGCGCGGATTCGGGTTCGCAAGGAAACGTGGGCTTGCGCCGTCTTTTCCGCTTGCTGCGCCGATTCTTCTAACTTTGCGGCTTCTTTTTCAAGGGCGTTGGACTGTTCGCGCAACTCTTTCAATAACTGCTTGCGAACCGTCATTTCGCCTTGAATTGCATTCCTTTGCTCCTGTAAGGCGCGAAATTCATCATCACGTCCACTTTTAAGGGCACGGTTCATTTCATTGCCCAAACGGTCATATTCCTGACCCAAGCGGTCAAGTGCTTGTTCGTGCTCAACGCAAATATCACCGATTTTCCCAAGCGCTGAACGAACTTGCACAATCATTTCTTGCGTGGTCTTGTCCATCACATCACCGCTTCCAACTACCGCATCGGAAAAACCTTGCACGCGACGCAAGGTTTCGTCAATTGCCGAATTTAGTTGGTCATTATCCATTACGGACTTAAAAGATAATGCCCCACCGTCAATTTCTGCCATATTACATCATGCTATTTACGAAATTCAAAATCTGTTCACCGTTGTTCTCGGTCAATTCTATCTCTTCAACCCCGTTGTTGTCACTGAAATCGTAACTTGGGGCATCAATCATCATACGTTGAACAACCGACCATGCAATGCCATGTAACAAGTAATCATAAGTCCACCCGAAATGCTGACATATAGCCCCCCGGCGACCGTGTGGACTGTTTAACCCTCTTTGCTTTCCTCTATCCGAATCGGCATTGTGGTTCTTTCTTGCTGTATCAATCGAATAGAGCTCATAAAATCCCCAAGATTGCTCATTGCATTCACGAGGACGAAAAGTTTGTAAAGCACCGATGGTTTGATTGTTCGGGCAAACAACGATGTTAATTCGTCAATTCGCTTGGTATCTTCCACCCATTTTGTGCATCCCTTGCCTTGCAAGGGAATCAATCTATCTTCACCAAGCACCGCAATGGCAACAACCCTTGCACATCGGATTGAATGGTTGTGCGCCAAACCCCTTGCACATTTCATCGAATCCGCCGACTTCATCACAGTTTCGTCAATTGCAAATTCGATTGTTTCCGCCGAAATACGGTCAAGTGTTGAAAGAGTCAATTCTTCAATCTTGAATGTGCGTGTTATCTCACGGGGCTTGTATTTCTTAATAAGACCAAAGAACCGCTTTTCCACATCAAATTCGGTGTCTTTCACCTCAAATGACACACCCTTTCCAATCAAGGCATTAAGCTCTGCACGTTCTTGTTCAAGCTTCTTCTTATCATCCGTCATATCACGTTATTAAAAATGAAACCCCGGAAACATATAATTGCCACCGGGGCTTGAGGTTTACTACTTCGGTACGCCACGCAAGGCTTTGCCCTCACTTACCGCCATTGGCGTTACGGTAAAGTCAACTAAGAATATACCTTTTGCGGACATATCAGCATTGATTACTGCTTCAATGTCTCCATTAGGAATTTCAAAGTCCAATCCCTGCTCTGTTACAACTTTAATTGCCTTGTTTGCTACAACTTCATTTCCATCGTATCCCCATTTGTTGGTATCGACCTTTTCGCCACCAACATAAGAAACAAGGTCATCAACGTTTGCGTCCATTATAGAAAATGTCAATTTCGGCATTTTCCTTGACTTTTTGCGCACCTCGGGGGCTGCCATGCCCTCTTCAAAATGTTCCGTAACGTCTGACGCATCTTGTGTCATCTTACAAGTGTCTTTATAGGTCTTCCCTATTTTGGCAAGCTCACCGGGCATTTTCCCGTTTTTCCCTGCCGTTCCTACTTGGATTTCACACAATCCAAGCGTAATAAGTGATGTTCTTGTTCCCATACTTATAAAAATTAAATTTGAATATTCCAATTCACGCGGATGTTCACGAAATGTTGCTTTGTCGTTGGCTCATACATGATTGTCATATTACCGGGCACGGCTTTAATTCCGTGTATTTCCGCGTTTCTCACTATCGCCAAGACTTCATTTGTCAAGGCTTTTAATCGTGTCCGATTTGCCGAAACCTGCATCTTTCCTTTGATTTTCTTTGTCGTGTCCGCCGTGTAAATGTTTATGTTGGAGGTTCCGATTTGCGGCAAGCAATCTTGGGGCAAATCAATCGTGTTCACAACCACATCTTCATCGGCGGAATCTTCGGGGCGGTCGTCGCCGACATATACCCCGCCTTTGTTTGATATTTTACCGTTAAGCAAGGCAAACAAAATCGAATCAGTGTCAAATGCTGTTTTCATTATTCCGCAGCACGATTAATGTTACTTATCAAATCTTCCAACATCCGGGGCAATTCCCGTTCCGCAAGATGTTCCGCGCTTGACAACACGTTATATCCTTTCGCTTCGACATACGCGGCGTAGTTCATGCCAGCGACAACCACAAGGGCAACGCCCTTTGTTTCTTTCCCGATTGATTCCGCCAATTCCTGACCCGCTTTAATGCCCTTTGCGGCTGTATCACTTTGTGCGCCGCTTGCTGCATCAAATTGGGAATGTACCGCAACACCATCAACAAAAACTTGATAACCCGTTGAAGAAAGCAATGCGCCTGTTTGCATCATGTAGCCCTTGTTTGTCCGGGCTTCAATCAAGCACATTTCGCCAAGTTGTTGCAACCTTGCAATCTGCTTTCTTTGGATTTCATCAAGAAACGCATCGAAATGCGCCTTGACATCATCTTTTGTGAAGTTTGCTTTTATAGCCATAATCTTGAATGAAGTTGCGCCGGGTCAAAATTCAAGCATATTCCGTCAATGCGTATGTCCGTACAATCAGGGTCATTTGCAACAATTACCCTTGTGCCTTTGCTTACCTTTGGGCAAGTCTTGGGGCATTGAATCACGGATGTTGCCTTGTGGTATTCACCCCCGGCAACCTGAAATTCTGTGCCTTTGCCATCCGATTCTTCACGGCACATGGATATGAATTTGCGTGATGTTTCACATTCAATCCAATTACCATCCGCGTCTTGGATGCTTTCGGTTGATTCCTCAATGAAAAGGAAATGTGGATATTGCTTCACTGCCATAATCACCAAATATTTGAACGGTTGCGAATTTTCGGACGTGCGACCAACACATTTTCTTGTCCCAACTCATTACACAATGCGTTGTAGTACATTTTGACGGCTTCCATGTTCCAAGAAATAGAATATCCACCCTCGGAAACATTTTGCGTCATTCCTTTAATCACCGCCGACATTCGGCGATATACTGCCATGTCACACGCATTCACGTCTGCATTTGCGTCCGTTTCAAGCCCACCTTTCGCCAAGATAACATCAATATCATCTTCCATCAGGTTCAGCCCATTTAATGATTTAGTCAAATACTCTTTATTGGTCATAACATTGTCTTGCAAAAAGACCTTTGGGGTGAAATAACCGAAATCATCACACCCCATCGGTCGATGTTAGTTTTTATTCCAAGAAGTTGCGTTGGTCTGCATCAATACAGAGCGACCCGCAAGATTCCAAGCCGGGAAAAGGTTTGCGATTCCCTCGGTCACTTCCTGAACGGGCGATTCATTGGAATACTTCTTGATAAGGGTATGTCCGTGCATTACCTTTTCGGCTACGCTGCCGGGCATCTTCTTTGCATCAATCGGCTTCTTCCAATAAGTATTGCCCAAAACCTTGCTTTCAGAGAAAAGAATTACATCGTCCTCAAAAGGATTTGAGGTGGTACGTGTACCATCTGCAAGTTCGATTGTAATCTCTTGGTCGATTATGATAATCTGCAAGCCACGATAAAGTTCTTTCTTCTTGGCAAGATATGCGTTCACGGTCGCAAGGTCGGGCGCATCCTGTGTACCTGTTGCATTCTGAATGAATGAAGAACACTTCTTCCAAACTTCTTCTTGTGAAGCGAATTTTTCAAAGGTATCAACATTCATAAATACGAACTTGTAGGTCGCCCCATGCAACTTCTTACCTAACTTCAACGCTGCTGGGAAATCCTTTGTCAAAGGCTTTGCAGCTGTGCCGGAATCGTATGCTATTGCAACGCCAATTTTCTGTTCTGCCGGAATCAGATAATCAACATCATATTCGGTAACAACCGCCGCGTTGTTGGAGTTGGTGAACTTGACCTTTCCAAGCGAAATTTGGCGCAATGCAATCCATTCGGCACGGGCTGCAACACCATCCCAACAAAACTTGGTATCTTCCGCCCAAAATTCAACAAGGGCTCTCAAGTCGGGGTTGTTGCTCGACATTGCAACCATTATGTCGTATTCGGTCAATTCATCTTCGTTCTTCTCTCTCGAAATGGTGATTTTTGGTATATCACCCTGAATCCTTGAAATCGCTTCACGGGTCTTTTTCGGAATTGTCGCTCCCCTTGCAACAAGGTCGGCGGCAATCTTCAAACCTGATTGCGCTTCAAGCATCTTCCACGTCAAGAAATTTGTTTCTTTAAGTGGGAAAAGGGTTGGATAATAGTAATCTTTGAGGTCGTAAGTGCGAATTACGGCTTCCATATCCTTTTCATTCAACCCAACCATTAATGATTTCTGCATATTGGTTTACTTTTTATGGGTTACACATAAGCAATTGTTTTCAATGCCGTCTTAACGGCATCATTCACAATAGGGGCATTGGCTGTATTCACCACGCCGATAACCCAAGCATCTGTGAATAAGTTGTCGCCATTTTCAACATCGTAGTTTGACCCAGCAATGGCAACCGGGGTAACTTTCAGTGTCTTGTTAGCGCCACTTGATTCAAATGCACAAGTTCCGGCTTTGACGGTTGCGCCAAGCGTTGTTCCAAGGGTAATGACATCCTTTGCGGAATTAGTCTTGTCAATGGTTTTAATTGTTTGACCGTTGCAAGCATCGGTTGCAAATCTGTCACCGACCTTGAAGTGGTGTCCTTTTGCAACTTCGTAGGTTGTTGCACTTTCATTCGCTTCCGTGATAACTTGCGCGGTTTTGCAAACTACAAATAAACCATCCGCGCCCTTTCCAATGGGCGTTCCCTCAAACAAAGCCGAACCACCCAAATTGGCAACGGAAACCGTAACGCCACCGGGAATGTCGGCAATGCGGTGAAGAATACACTTCACAACGCGATTGTCTTTCTTTCGTTTAATCGTTAATGACATTGTTTTGATGAATTAAAGTTTTACACTTCTTTGCCCGTGAAGCTGTTGTTTTCGGGCTTTTGGCTTTCCACATATTCGGCAACGCCTTTGGAAATACCGCTTTCCTCTTTTTGAGCGAAAAGGGGGCTTCCCGCGCCATTGCTCAATGCTGCATTTGCCACATTTTGATTTGCAGTTTCAATGTCCGTTGCTTTCTCATTCAAGTATTCGTTAAACGCATCGTCAGTGTCGAACGTCATACGGGCAAAGTCTTTCAAGGTTTGCTTCTTGAAAGTTTCGTCCTTACATCCGTTCAATTTCTCGTTCAATGCTTGAAGCCTTGATTTTGCAATATTGTCCGCTTCATAGCCGGACAATTTTTCTTGAAACGGCTTGACCGCTTCGGCAACCGCTGATTTTACAATCTCGGAAATGTCGTTGGGGTCGGGTTCTTTTTTACCACCATTGCCGCCGGGTTCGGCTTTGGCGACAAAATCAAACTTCTTTTTCAAGTTCGTTTCAAAAGTCTTGTTACTTTCGGACACCTCTTTGTCCACATCTGCGCGAACATCCTTGACAAATTCGGTAACTTGCGCATCTGTCACCTTGTCGACAAGTGCTTTCGCTTCATCTTCTGTTGAAGCCTGTAACGCTAATGCGCGTGCCATCATCAACAAGCAATCTTTTCGCACGCCTTGGAACCGTGCCACAAGTAGTGCTAAAATTTTTTCTTTCATTCGATAAATGTTTTATGTGTTACAAATCATTTTCAAAATTATGATGTTTTATAGTAACACAATTTTCTATATAGGGAAACTTATGCTTTACTTTTCCACATTTTGCATTGCAAACGCATTTTTCTTATGTTTTTGCTTGTTATATTAAATAAAGTTGTTACATTGCAGTGTTTCACTATAATACACCATACAGCAGCAATTATTTTTAAACTTAAATTTTCGCGACAATGGAAAATCAAAGAAGAATCACAAAGGTGCGTGAAGCCCTTGCAAACGGTCGTGTTTCGGCTGTGGAATTTTACAAAGATGGTTCGGGGGCTTGCTTCCAATACCTCGACCCAACAGGTGACCACGGTTGCCCTTGCACAATGGCATCATCATTCAAGATTGAAGAAGCCTTGGAAATCATTTCGGGATTCAGATTCAAACAACACGAATTAAAAACTTGCTTTTGATATGAATCGGATTATTGAACTTGAAAGAAAGGCAATTCAGTTCGTACGAGATGCGGAATCCCTCGCATTGAGAATGGACGAAAGGGGCTTTCACGTTGCCTTTTCCGGGGGCAAGGATTCGCAAGTGTTGCTTGCCCTCGTTGAAATGGCGGGGGTCAAGCATCACGCGGAAATGCAAGTTACAACGGTTGATTCTCCTAATTTAATGAAGTTTGTTCGTGGTAATTATCCGCAAGTCAAATTGAATTTGCCCGAATTAAATATGCGGCAACTTATCGTCAAAAAGAAAATGTTGCCGACACGTCAAGCCCGGTTTTGTTGCGCCTGCCTTAAAGAACAAGCGGGCGCGGGAACTTGCACTTGCTTGGGCATACGCAAGGCGGAATCAACTAAACGGGCGAAACGTCACCCGATTGAGGTATTGGGGCAACGTGTTGGGTACGACATCGAGAATGGCAAACTTGTTCAATCCACACGGGGGGGGCAACAACTATTTGAAACCGATTCCGACACAAAGGTTTATTGCGTCAATGGCAAAGACAAGGTTGCTATTTCCCCGATTTTCGATTGGACGGACAACGATGTTTGGGGCTTCATCAAGGGAAACAATATGCCGTATTGCGATTTGTATGACAAAGGCTTTCATCGAATCGGTTGTTTATTTTGCCCAATGGCTTCACCAAAAGAAAAAAGGCGTGAACTTGAAATGTTCCCAAGGGTTGCGGAAAAGGTTTATATCCGTGCAATTCGTGAAGTCATGGAACAATACGGCAATTACGACAAGTTCGATTCCCCGGAACAAGTGTTTCAATGGTGGGTTTCGGGCGAAAATGCCGATACTTGGCTGGCAAAAGATAGACATAAAAAGTTTTTCTATTAAATAAAATAATTACTTTGCAATGGAAAAGATGAATTTTGAAGCACTTGCAAGCAAGTATGGCTTGACGGTGGATTTCGTGAAAGAACTTCACGACAAGGTGGTGGACAAGGAAAGTCTTGTTCGTGCTGTAAGAATGTTTGCCAATGGCACATTGCCGTATGATGTGGCAATGGCGAAAGAGCATATCAACGTGGCGGAACTCCGGCATCAGGTCGCCAAGAATATGTGGGATTTCCGCAAGAACAAGGCAAGCAAGATGAAAGAAGCAATGGAACAACACCGCAAGATTGTTGAGTATTACAACACTTGCACGTCTTTAACATACCGCCACAAGCCAAATAAAGCCATCAGGGACGTTGTTTTCATCAAGGGCGGACACTTGGTTGCCTTTGGGCGTTTTGAGCCAAAACAAGGTGGTATTTACGCCGCCAACAATGAAGTAATGCCCGAATTTCGTTGGAATCCGCACGAAATCTTGGCAAGGCTTCGCAAGCTGAACAAGGCGTTTTATCGCCAAATCAAAAAGGCGGCATTCAATTCGCCCAAAGAATGGTTTGATTTCAACATAAAATCGTAATGAACGGAACAACGATATATCACGTTTGCTTCGGCGACGACAACCACCATTATTTCGGTTCTATCGCCGCGATATTCGACACATTCAACCCGGTTGATTTGGGTGTGTCGAAATCCCGGTTGTGGTCGTATAAGATAACGGAATCAAAGCCATATCGCAACAACAAGTGCATCATATACCGGGGTGTGATACATCGAAAGAAAACGAATCGTAAACCATCGAGGTGAGAAAAAGGGGTTGCCGACAAAGCAACCCCTATTATTTATACAAGATACAAAGCACCGTCGGGAATATCACCGACCAACTCCGCGCTCTTTGGCGGAACATCTCCATTGCCGGGATAAATAGCAACAAGACGTTTTCCGTCCTGAATCATCTTTTCAAGCAAAACCAACGCCTTGTCCCTGTCGGGTTCTGCATACATAAGCAATTGCGCCGCTTCTGCAAACTCTCTTTCGCCATTATCGACAATGTAATAAAACAAATCCTCTCCTTTTAGTTTTTTAATATCAATCATAATAAATCAAATTTGGTTGCAAAATTCTTTATTAAATAGGTTTCAACGCTCTAATATAAGCAATCATTTCGTTGTATATATCTGGAAGATACTTTTGAAATACCCGATTACCCAAGAATGTGTTTTCAAATGCGTGTGCAAGATATTCGGTTTCGGACATTCGCGTTTTCTTGAAATAAGATGTTGTGTGCCCGCTCCCGTATTTAACCACAAGGGATTTAATGGTGTCGCGCGTGCTTCCGATTTGCTCAATAGCATCCCATTTGGTGATTCCGCGTTTTTGGAACACATCTTCTTTCATTCCCAAAATTTTTTCTTGCAACTGTTGTAGCTTGGTATCAATATATTCAACCATCGGCATTGTTTTTGTCACTCTTTCATGATACCAACCGCCATCTTTGTGATTCCATTTGCGTTCATAAACGGTGTATTCACCTTTCTTCTTCAACATCTTTATTTGGGCATTTCGCATATCAATCAATTTACTATCCGTCCATAATGCACGTTGTGCATCAATACAATGTCCATATTCGTGATAAATAACCGCCTTGGTTTCCCAAGAACTGTTTGCGTTTCGTTTCTTGCCAGCAATATGTACCAAATCACCACCATAAGACGAATACGAACCACTATCCGAATCAAGTATTTCAAGTCGAATCGGCTTGTTCGGGTCTATCAAATCAAAGAAATCTTTGTCAAAGGTATAATCTTCACCATTCAAATACGTTGATTTCGCTTTCAATTCGTTTGGCATTTGGCTTGAAATCGGCATTACCCCCTTTGCATTTGAAATCTTGTACAAAAATTCTTGCAATGCCTTTTTATAAGATGCTTTTGCCACAACCCATTCGCGCTTGTCGCCTGTAATGGTGGCAATATCTGCAAGCATTCCCGAAATGTCAATACCTTTGCATTTTCGGGCTTCGATTACTGCTTTGTTGGCATCTGAAATGAATTGCTTGTATTCTTTTTCTGCATCAAAAACACGGGTTTCCAATTCCGCCATTTTTGCCAAGATATTCTTTGAATCAGGATTGCGCATTGCTTCATCAAGGGGATATGTATTAAGCCCCCATTCGGCACACTTGCGGCGAATATCCGCATCGGCTTGTTCCATTTGCATTGTTTTTGATTGTATGGTTGCAACACGGCTTTGAATGCTTGATATGTCCTTGTCGGCAACATATTTTTCCAACATTGTAAGCTGCACGGACAAACCCCATTTGGTTGCTTGTTGCCTTGCTTGGGCAATTTGTGTTTGGTAGGGTGCAAGAACATCAACTTGGACGGTCTGTTTCGGCAAGTCAATCTTTAGCCCCTCGGACAACTTGCCATCTTTGAAGTTGTCTTTGATGAAATAGGGGGTTGAAGCCCAATTCTTTTGCGCGTCAATATGGTCTTTCACCCAATCTTTGAATCCTTGTGGGACATCCGGGACAACATTTGCCGCTTCCCTGTGCTTGTATGTCGTTCCGCGCAATGCCGCTTTGAGGTCGCCCAATTCATTTTCATCAAAAGTCTCTTCGTCCATCAGGATTGGAACGGCGTAACACATACATTGAGGATGCCAACCTTTGAACTTAAACGTCTTTGGATAACGACCAACAAGCCTTTCACACGTCTTGCACTCACACAATGGCTCGTGGTTCGACCGTATCACCTCAAAACCAACAACAAAATCAAGCGATTGCCACCTTTGCCAATCACTTTCACGATAAGCCATGTTGATTTCGGAACGTGTCAGGCGCTGTGCATTTTTCACGCTTGAACGGTAAACACCGCGTCCGGGGTGAAATGCTTTGGCGGCTTTCGACAACACAAGGTTTCCACGTTTGTCACGAACACGGCGGAACAATCGGTTCGGGTCTTTCAAGTTCTGCTTGACATCCCTTGCCAACTGTTGTGCGCTGCGACCCTCTCCCAATCCTGCATCAAGAGCGGTTTCCATTTGTTCCCGGTATTGCCCAACATACCTCCAAACACGTTCCGAAAGGTTCAAACCCTCGACTTTGCGCACCTGAAAGGCTTTCAACGCATCCAAGTTTTGGTCTTGCATCTTGTTCAATCGTGCCTTGCTTAACTTGGATGTATCCATGATGGATGCAATGAAGCCATCATTTTTTTTGCAAGCGAAAAGCCATTGTTTCCGTGCCCCGGTTTCAATGGTGGTTGTAAGGCGGTTTGCAAGCTGCGTTGTAACATCTTGCATCACCGACTTAACACCGGGATAATCATCGAAAGAAAAGGGTTTTTCGGGGTCGTATTTGCCTTTTGCCGCCGCTTGGGATATTGCTTTGGTTGTGGAATCAAACAACGCATCAACGGCGCGTGTGTATTGCTCCGTTGTCTTGTAATGGGCATTGTCGAATGCTTGGATTGAAAACCTTGTTGCCTTTTGCCTTTTTGCCATTATTGCCGCATTTTGAAGTGTTCACATTGTGGGTCATTCAGGAAACGACAATACTTGCCATCTGTGTAATACAGACACCGACACATAAATGGCTTGCCGTTTGCCCCTATTTCGTGCCAATCGTATGAATGCTCACAATCTATACATCTGTACTTGATTACTCCTTTTGCCTTGATTACTCGCTTTGCCATCACGCATCAATTATGGGTTCACCAATAGAGAATGAATTTTCGGCGGTCTGTTCTTCCTTGATTTTCTGAATGGTCTTGGATGGGTCTTTGGATATTCCCACACGTTCAACTGATTCTTCTTGTGAAATCACGGGTTTATTGCCATTCGCCGTAAGCCAATAGTTCAAATCATCAATATCACTTGTAATCATGTATGGTATGATTTCAGGCTCAATTTCCACTTGTTCGCATTCTTCTTCAAGGCTTGTGTTCATCATGCCAATGTAGGCAAGAATGACATTCACGCGCCTTTGCAAGTAATCATCGAAGATTTCCATTTTGTCTTGTACTTTTAAATGTGCATCCATGAAAAGCAACTTCAGGGCAACCCCGGAAATAGCACCAAGCCCCTTGACCGAATCAAACGAAATGTCTGGCGTTTGGGTAATGGTGTAAATCATGCGCAAAAGGGTTTCAATCTCCAATTTAACCGCTTCCGGGGCTTGCTGCCATGACACATATTGCATCGTTGCACCCTCTTCACCCTCGATAACTGCGCCGGATTCACCTTTCTTCGCCCAACCTGTAATTTGCCCAGTTGTAAATATCTTCGGGCTTGCGTGGTAGTCGTTGGTATCGGCGAAGTTTGACAAAAGGGTTTCAAGTCGGTCAATCAGTGCGTCCACATCTTCCGTCTCAAACTTCGGTTGATTGCCATACACAATAGGAATTTTACCGATAGCAATCTTTTTAGGATAGCCCTCTACAACCTCGTACCCATTGTTGCCATTGACCCAAAGCCAATGCTCCGTGTCTGTGAATGTTTCAAAGTAATCAACCGCATTGTCTTTGTTATCTTTCCGGCTAAATGCCCTTGAAAATGCGACCATATCCCCGATTTCATCAAAAAAAGGATAAAGGGTGTCACCATAAGCGGGAGAAAACAATGTACAACGTAACTTGAATTGCGTCGGGAATCCATACTTGGAATGCTTCTTACTTTTTTCCACGGAATGCCAATACTCTGCACATTCTTTGTAACCGAATATTGACCGCCCAATTTTGCAGTTCAATGATTTGCATTTGACATCGTAAAGAATGCGATTCAAAGCTTTCACAATCATTGCTTGCTTTTCATTCTCCGGGGTGCTGTTGTATTCCGGGGCATTGCCAAAACAGAATGACACCGCACGGGATATTATCAGCTTTTGAAGCGCAAGGGCGACACGCGCCACTTTTACCATGCGAAAATTCGTACTTTCCCCATTGGTGTCAATCACCTTTTGCGCGGATTCTCCTTGTGTATCATCAGTTACTTTTACTCGCTTGTCGGGTCGCTTGATATGGTCGTTAATATCATGCAACTTGGGGTCAATCGCCTTGTTCGCTGCTTCCGTGTCTGGTTGGGAAATGTAGCGGTGCGATTTCAATTCGGGAATCACGGCATTGCCTTTGTTTTCCCGCGCCAACTTCATAATTTCTTCAATTGTCATAATTATTGTTTTATAGTGATACACTCTAATATCCAAAAAGACTTGCCACGTCCGATTTCTTTTGGTTTGCGCGCTTTTCAATTGTTCCTGTCAAAGCATCGGGGGCATCGTCGTGGTCGTTTTGTCCGGCTTTCAAGTAACCGCAAATTGCCTTGGAGAAATCCGGGAAAAGGCTTTTCCACCCTTGGGGCATAAATGTGAGGTTCTGCACCATTGCCGAATGTTGGTAAATGCGTGTGTCCTTGTTCTCGGTTTGGTGGAATGATGAAAACTTGGTCTTTCCATTACCAAGTAATCGACATTGTTTTTCCACGTTGTTTTTGAACAAGCGACCGCCGTTATTGGCTTCCACAATACATTCGGCAACATCATGTTTGGTAAGCATCTTTGCAAGTGCGGGTTCGGTGTACTCAACCGGGCGTGTGGTGTAAAGCACATCAACGATGTAGTTACCCACATCGGTTTCGTCATATATGATTGCACATAAATAGTCCGCGCCTGTGTCGGCTGTATCGACATAACATTTGCGCTTGACATACTTTGTCGCCGGACGAATCAAGTATTCAACGAATCCACTTTCATACATCAATCCGGCACGTGGTTGCGGGTCTTGTTGATACAAGGAATCAAACACTTGCGGATTTCTTTTGCGGATGGACTGCAACTTTTTCAGATTGTGCCGTTCCGCCCACAATGCTTCACCCTCTTGCCTTGGGTCGTATTCGGTCGGTTTGCCCTCTTTGATTGCCTTGTATATGACAACCACCCAACCATCGGGGTTCGTTTCGGGGTCATAAATACCTTGTTGGCGTAACAATGTACCCGCCAAATCATCTTCGTGCCATCGGGTGAACACAATCAGTTGTTGCGAATCGTTGTGAAGTCGGGTTTCTGCAACTGTATCGTACCAATCGGAAACACTTTCACGGACGATGGGCGACCAAGCCGTTTTTGCGTCCTTGTAAATGTCGTCCATAATCAAAATATCGACGGGTTCACCCGTCAATGCACCGCCAACACCAACCGTCTTGAATCCGCCACGATAACCCACAATTTCGCATTCATCGGCATTTCGCAACCAAGAACCCGCCACCGTTGTAACATTGGAAGCATTCAAGGTTGTATTGGGGAATATTTCGTGATATTCGGGGCTGTCAATGATACGTTGGATTTCTCGGTTAAACTTTCTTGCTTTGGGTGCATTATACGACACAATCGCCAATTTCTTGTCTGGGTCTTTACCTAAGAGAAAAGCAGGCAAACGCCTTGTTGAACCCTCCGATTTCCCATGCTGCGGGGGCATAAATACCATAAGTTTGCGAATATTCCCATCCGCAAAGTCAGTCAACACCTTATAATATCGGCGGTGAAAGTCTGCCGGGCGAAATGTGGGCATTGTGGAAAGGGTAAAACGCAACAAATCGGAGCGACTTTCACGAATAAGCCGTTCTTTCAATGCCTTGCAAAACTTTATTTTGTCCGCCCTTTTTTGCATCACCCCAATTTGCGTTTCAAGTCCTCAATCTCATTATTCAACTCTTCATCTGTCTTGCTAGCGAATAGGTCTTTGCCGTCCTTGCCCGTTACTTCTGTTGTTTGTCTGTTTCGCCATCTCATAGGGTCGCCATTTGTCAAGGTGAAGATAATTGCCGCCGTGTCGGGCTGAATATGCTTCTTCGTTGTCGTCTGTTCCTTGATAGTAGGCTTTGAATGGTCGCCTTTTGTCGGGATGGTTACAACCTTTGTTTCGGTTACTTCATAGCCTTGTATCTTCTTCAACAACGACTTTTTGGCTTCCTGAACGAAGAATTGCGTTCGTGATTCCCGTGCTTCCTCGATAGCAAGTGCAAAATCTTCGTGTTCCTCTTGCCATCTGTGAAAGGTGGCTTGCGAAATCCCTACTTGTTGGCAAATCTCCGCAATGGTATAGGTGTCTGACTTCACAAGTCCGACAACCCTTTCAACCACTTTTTTACTATACTTTGCCATCTTCAAAATCCCTTTTTACGGTTGTTTTTATCTTAATTATCTTATTTGGTAGGACTATTCTTTCAATTCACATTTAAAGCCCCTATCTTGTAACTCGCTGAATAACAATGATAACTTGGCAACATCGCCACACTCAACAATCAATCGTGTGTCAATCACCTTTTTACCATCTTCAGATTGTTCTTCTTCGGGCTGTTCCATTGAAATGCCCCAATCTTCAGGGTCAAAGTCGAATTTCTCGGCTTCTTGCATTATCAAATCCGTGTCAAAGCAAAGGTTCGCTTTGCCTGTTGCATTATCCGCAAGTGCGAGTTCACGCCCTTTGGCTGAATCCAAATCAATGTCCGTTCTTTTGACCGCTACAAGCGTATTACCCATTGTTTCTACAACCAAGACTTTATCAAGGTCAATTTGTGAAGCTGTTTCAACAACTCCATTCCCTGCAATTATTCGGTTGTTCCTGTCAATCAGGATTGAACGCCCCAAGCCGAACTTACGGATTGATTCTTCAAGGATGTGCATACCATATTCCGTATGCTTATTGAAGTTTTTATTATCAGGAATAAGAACTTCGACATTCGTTTCGATAATCTTTGCCATACGTTACCAAATCAAGAAGTGAAACAATATGGAAAATGGGGTTGCACAAGCTGCACCAATGAACGTGAAAATCGCGTCCATTGCTTCAACTTTTCCGTGTCCTTTGGAATCCCACCACTCCTTGACAATTCCGGCAAGGCTTCCAGCGATAAAACCAACCCACCAACCAAGCAAAGACCCAAAAACAAGGGATATTGCCAACCCAACAATGAAATGTTTGCGTTTGTCGGGCTGTTTCGCGGCTTCCTTGACGTTTTCCCATATGCCAATGATACCTTCCTTGACTTCGGCAACAAAAGCCAAAATTCGAGCTTTTAATGGTGGATTCTCAAAAACGGATTCACCCGACACGAAAACGGGCGGTTGCGTTTTTCCTGAAAGCACACCAAGCCACACTTTTCCGGCGAACAAAATCTTCAATCTCTCTTTGAATGTCACTTTCCAACATGACACACATTGTTTGCCATCGTTCCACACGGGCAACGACTGACATTCACTTTCCGCCATCGTGGACGGTCTTTGCAATACCTTTGTGGATTGCGCAAAATCAACTGGCTTCATCTGCTTTTGAAATTATCTTGCATTCAAATACAAAATTAAAGCGTGCATTATAGTAATACACGCTTTAATAAAAAAAGTTAGGCACAACTTATCAAACTTTCACCCTTATAGGCAAGTTGGCAAAAGACCAAGCGAGTAAAGCCGCATCACGGGCGTCTTGGTTTGTTCGCCCTATCAGCCCGGTAAATGATGCTAACTCTTCATGCGTAATCTTGCGGTCTTTCCCTTTCCAGCATTTAATCAACGGCGGATGCTGCACGACCTCAATTCTGTAATGCTTGCACATTTCAATAATCTTTCGCCCAGCTTCATGATTTGCCCCTACGTCCTTTGCAATCTTTTCGGCGCGGCGTCCTTGTGCTTCGTGAAAATTACTTTTGCGCACCATCCACCCGGCTTCAACGACCACAACCAAGGTTTCCTTTGCACTCCCTGCCTTTTCCCTTGCATGTTGTAGATAATCAAGCAAGGCGGGAAACGCAAGGTTCGACACTTCAATTTGTCTTATGGATGGTTTCAGGAATGCCACGCCCGATTTCTCCCTATCAGGGTCAATGGCAATGATATTGTCATACTTCATAACATATAACCAATTAAGAAACCCACAATCATACCAAATATTATTCCAACTAACAATATAGATGATACAACAGTTATTATCTTTCTTTCAAATCCATCGTCCATATCTCTTCAAATTAAAATGGAACATCATTAATGGTCTCTTCATGTGTTGTTGCCATATTAGATTCACCGCTTTGTGAAGAATTTGTTTCAACCCTGATTCCGCAAAGCTGAACTTCACTTGCGTTCACATTGATGGCAACTTGCATGTTTCCACTCCTGTCTTGATAAGATTTCACCGATAAGCGACCCCGGACGAACACTTTGCAACCTCTTTTGAGGTATTGAATAAGACCGCCACCATCACCATACCACAAGACGGACACCCATGTTGTCGATTCAACGGTTGTTCCGTTGGCATCCTTTCTTCTTTCAGAATGTGCGACATTGAAAGACACATACTTCTTGCCGCTGAACTCTTTAATTTCGGCATCATTTCCAATATTGCCGATAACTTCACATTGTAACATCGCTTTTTGAATTTAATTTTGGTTATCATCCATGAAGCCCACTTCAATGCCGACATAACCGCCCCGGCGAATATGGGTTTCAATATCTTTTTCATTCTCAATCAGACTTTCGGAATCATCGTCATACAAGGCGAACACTTCCACTTTGCCCAATGCTTGTTTGGCTTCCGCTTCTGTCAGAACGTGCCAAACAAAGCCGTCTTCTGTTATCTTAACACGTTTCATTTGTACTTCATTTGTTATGCAAGTGCATTGCATTTGCTTGTTAATACTTCTTGCCGTGCATTACTTCACGGGATTGATTATACTTCATTTTTTTTGTGATATGCCATTTAAGGTTGATTCCTTGTTGTCTCGCCCAACTTTCGATGTAATTCAACCCGAATTGGATGCGCTTTTCAATGGCAATTTGGTCTTTGGAAAGACCTTTCACCAACGCAAAAGCATTTTCCGTGAAGCTGAATCGGTCGAAATCCCTGCAATATCGACATGGTTGCATCTTTTCGAAATCAACACCCAAAGCCCCGGCAAGGTCAAAAAGACGAATGGCGATGTCTGCCATTTCATCTTCGAGTGTGTTTTTGATACACGCACGAAAAACTTTATTGAACAAATCTGGGTGGATTATGCCTTGAGAAGCATTTGCCATCCCTGTATCAAAACGCGCTTTGTTGGCTTTTAATTCATTTCGGTCGGCTTCCACCAATTCGGAAATCTCTGTAATAACAAGCATCAAAAAATGTTCGTTGCTTAACCGTTTTTTCCAAAAACCATGATTCACGGCATTGGAATGTGCTTTTTCTTTTAATTCGTTGTAATTCATATTTTTGTTTTTAGAATAACTTTAATTGTGCTTGTTTATACAACAACCGTTGTTTGGCTGCATTATAATATCCGGGGTCAAGTTCAATCCCCAACATTTCAAAATTCATTTCGTGTGCCGCAAGACATATTGAACCTGAACCCAAATGTGTGTCAATGATTCTTTGACCCGGTTTTGCATAATTCATCAACAACCATTCATAAAGCATAATTGGTTTTTCTGTCGGGTGAATCGTGTGTTGCTTTGCAAGCTCACATCGATTTATTGTAATAACTCGCGTTGGGCAATTAAAAGATGAATATGCAAGTTCACAATCCGACATTGTAAGTCCTGTTTGTCCTTTGAACCACACAATCCATCCTTTTGTGCCTTTGTTTAACATCGGAACAAAGTAATTTGCGCCCCAAATGATTTGATTGCGTGAAATCCGTTCCAATTCTCTGAAATACGCATCCGGGGGGGCATTTTATCCCACCCCTTTTGCGTATGTTGTTTCCTGTTATGCTTTGGGTTCTTGCAAATACATTCCTTTTGTCCATCAATCCCAATTCCATAAGGAGGGTCGCAAATCGCTAAATCAAAGGCGTTGTCGGGCAACTCTCGCATAACATCCATGCAATCAGCATTCACAAGTTGAATTTTTCCGAAAGTTTCAATGTTCATCGCTTCACAATATCATAAACCGCCCGTGTCAATTCAATATCATACATCGCATTGTGCAAGGAATCATCTTTCACCTCGATTCCAAGAGTCTTTGCGACGGTGGACAACTTGAAGTTCTCCATATCAGGGCGACGGGTTACAAGGTACGCCGACGCAAGAACCATCACATCAAGGGTGTTCGACCAAAACCAAGAGCCGAAATAATTATCTCCGTTCTGCAAGAAGAATCCGCGCAAAAATTGGTTGTCGAAAGCCGCATTGTTGTAGCCGACCAAAAAAAACTTGTCTTTCTTGTTGAACTTGTCCACATACTTGCCAAGCATTGCCACAAATTCTTGGTACATTTGTTGCATTGGTGGGTATGCAAGGACTTGTTCACGTGTCACCCCGGCAACTTTCAAGGCTTCTTCTTCAATCACGGCTTTGGGGTTCGGCTGCACATGGAAGTCGAAATCTTCAATACGTTTGCCATCAATCACGATTGAACCGCTAATTTGATGGATTCCATTTCTTCCGGGATTCGTCCCGGTCGTTTCAAGGTCAAAAAATAATAGTTTCATTACTGTATTGTTTTACGTTAAATTATCCTTGTACTCTGTGAGAAATTCTCTCGTTTTATCAGACATCATTTCTGTTTTAAGAACACCCTCAATCTCTTTCTTTTCAACACCAGCAGCTTTGAGTTGCGCATTTGCTATCACGTCAAAGTCACGTTTTATTTGCGCTAATTCATCCGTATAGGATAAAAAGCAGTTCCACCAGCCTTTATTAAATTGATTCATATCTAATTTGTTTTATAGTGACACAATTATTGGTTAAAAAGATTTGGTTCGGATGGCTTGTTGGCTGCTTCAACGTCTTGCACCCTCTTTATTTCCTTGTCGATTTCTTTTTCAATCATCTTTGATTTTTCAAGGATGAAATGATTGCGGCTTTTGAAATACTCCTTTTGCAATCGGCGCATTTCCACCACCTTGTCGAAAAATTGTCTTGCATTCATTGTTCTTTATATTTTTGATAGCCATTGTTCATATATCCGGGATGCAACTTGTGCCATCATCACAGGCGGCACGGACATTCCGCAAATGTATTGGGGGCTTTGCCCGGCAAAGTTGTAATCTTGTGGGAAACTCGATATACAACAAACTTCGTTTGCACTCAAAAACCGGGGTTGCTCAAAGTGAATCAAGCATGATTCCTTGCTTGCAAGGGTGGGACATATCCTATCCAAGTACACATAAGTTTGATTGAAGTTGCTTCCTTTGCCATACAATCGTTCATTTGCCGCTCCTTGGTTCAAGTCCCCGTGTTGGCGATTCTCCCACAATAGGCGGATAACATTTGATTTAGCTTCACGCCCATTGAAGTCGGCGACCTCTCCAAACATTATCGGTTCTTCCTTGAAATCCATATCCAAGAATGGATAAGCATTGAATAAGTCATATTGACACAGCACTTTATCAATCAAATCTTTTCTCAAACACACAAAGAACACACGTTCCCGCCTTTGAGGTACACCCATTGTTTGAGCGTCAAGCAAGTAATGTTGGCAATAATACCCGGCATCATCAAATGATTCATAAATGCGGCGCACGTATTGTTTCGCTTCTCCAAGAAGCAATCCCTTTACATTTTCCGCAACAACAACTTTCGGCTGTAACCGCTTCGCAAGGTCTATGAAGTCGAAAAACAAGGTGTCCAACACTTGTTCTGCCTGACCCTCTCGAAAGTGCTTCATCTTACCCCAAGCATCTTCCCGGCTTCCTGCCATGCTGAATGTGGAACAAGGCGGTGAACCATCCAAAATGTCAAGATTGAACAATTCGGGTGGCAAATCTTCCTTTGTCTTGAACTCCTGTATCGGTTCAAGAAAAGGAAAACGCGGGTTGTGATTCTGACAATATGCGTACATCATGCGGTGGTCTATCTCGTTGCAACCGATAACATCAAATCCGGCAAGTTTGTAACCCATTGAACTGCCCCCCCCACAAGCGAAACACGAAAAGACCGTGCCTTTGTTTTTCGTGAAGTTGGTATCCGCTAATTTCCAACGGTAATCAAATTTATGTTTCATTTGCGCTTGTTGTATTTAATATATTATTTACTCTTGTTGCCATTTCTCGGAATTGCGGATTGTATTTGAAGTCATCTTCATATTTGTTCAACAAGTGAAGCATTGAAGAATGGTCACGATGCACGTACTTGGCAATCTGTGTCAATTTCATTTTATTGCGGCGGCAATGGTAAACAAACAACATTCGGGCAAAGAATCCATCACGCTTGCGGCTCTTGGTTGTGTACTCGTTAAATTGCATTCCTGTAACCTCGTGGATTGCATTTTGAACACGCGTCACTATGTCATTATCTCGGCGAACATTGGATTCGAACCAGATATCAAGTCCAAGGCGCTTCGCTATATCATATTCGATTAGCGCACCCTTTGAATCAATCCAATTGTCCATCATGTAGATGGCATCGCACTTGAAAAGCAATTCAATGTCCTTGACCATGTGTTGTTCCCAAGTTGCATTGGCTGGCAAACTCTTTTTCATTGGGTTCACTGCTTCAAATCCGATTCCATCAAGCAAGGCTTGAGCATCGGCGAACCGTTGCTTTGCTTCTTCGATTGGCAAGCCCGAAATCTTGCCCGATACATAAATTTTCATTGGCTTTTCTTCCTCTCTGCATTATAGATGAATTTATTGATGAAATATTCCTTGCCCTTTCCCGTCACCATCGTTCGCGTGGTTGTCATAACTTCATCCGTCCGTGGATTTGTCCACGTTTGCGGTTTCATTTCAAACAACCCAAGGTCAAGGGCTTTTTGTGTCGGCTGGTTTCGTGCCGTTCCAACACTGCACAAATAATCATTGTCGCGCAACCATTGAAAAAGCCGGATTTCTCCAAAATCCACGCCGTTTTGTTTCAGAATCTTTGCAAGTTCATCAATCCCGCACGATGACGGGGAATTGATGATGGCGGTCGCGAATGCCACTTTCGGGGCTTGCGCTTCAATCTGCTTTTGTTGGATTTCGATTGTTTCCGCCTGTTCCGCCGCAAGGCGCAAAGCCTGTGCGAACGTTTGAGGAATCGCCGGGGTTGCTGGCGCAAGCCCTTTTATTGTTTCCTCCATCTTGTTGAATGCGTTGATAAATGCCACCTTGAACGCCATTGCCTTTTCTCCGGTCAATGACATTGTAAGCAAGGAAAAGCCATCGCGGTTCATCAAGAACATGGGTTGCCGCTTCCCTTGTGCATCCGTGTATGTGGTTTCGGCAAACCAATGTTCGTTGGCTAAATTTTGAGCCGACCCCATGATGTTGCGGATGGACTTCATTATGTTCTTGTGCATCTTGCCGAACACCTGTGCCACCTTGACGGAATCGGTCACGGGTGTTCCCTTTTGCGTTTTGTAAACGCTTGATTGGATGATTTCATTCATAATTGTAAATTTTCATTGTTAGTATATCCAAATCAAAGTTTGCGGCGGTCTTTGCCTTTTATCACAAGATAGTTGCACATTTCTTGCAATCGGCTTGCTACACGGTCGCCATATCGTTCTTTGAGGATTTCGCCGCCCATCCTCAAATTTGACGTGATGAATGTCATTTCGGCGTGCATATCACCCCGGTATTCGATGACGTAACGCACCACATCAAGACGGTTGCCCATGTAAAGCGTTTCCGATGGTTCGTTGCCAAGGTCTTGAATGGCAAGCATCGGCGCGGTCTTGTATTGCTGGATGTTGCCGGATTCCGCCCACACATCACACAAGCCATCGGCGCGTATTGTGCGCCAATACAACGGGCGCGGGTCGTTGTCGGTATGCCAAAGAACCTTGATTCCGATTGCTTGGATATACGCTTGCATGATTTCCATGCACCACGTTTTGCCCGTTCCTGTGTTTCCGGCGATATATATTCCGCGTTTCAGTCTGCCGGGGATGACTTGTCCCGAAACAGGGTCAAGACACTTCATTGATGCGTCACCGTGCGCCCACTTGATGAAATTTTCAAATGTGAATCGGTTTTCATCGTCAATGACGAATGCCAGATTCCGGCTTTTCCCGATTGCTTCGATTATCTTAATCGCGTTATCAAGGTCATACCAACCCGGCTTGGTGTATTGGTAACGCTTGAATCCGGCGAACATTTCGCGCTGCTCAATCGCGTTCAACACTTGCGCGATGCTTGGCATTATCGGTTTTTTATTTTCGTTGTTCACCATTCTTCGTTTGCTCTTTTGCTATTTTGTCCGCCGGGGAGGTCGTTGTAATTGCCATCCTCAACCTTGCGCCAATTGGTTGCGTTGGTGAATATCCATCGGAAAGTACACCATTTCCCCTTTTTGCAAAAGTCGGATGCGTTTATTGTTTGGAATATCTCCTTGATGCGCTGGTATGCCGTTTCCGGGTCTTTGGCGGTCATCATTTCGCCGAACCGTTGCCGAATCTTGCGTTTGTCGTCATCAGCAAGGGAACGCGGTTGCGGAAATGATGGGCAATGTTCTTTCCAAGCTGCCAACAATCTTGAATAATCAATCGAAAAATCCCGTTTTTGCTCCGGCGCGTCAACGCAAGTTGACGTATCTACGTTAGTAGATATATTATTCTTTTCTTTTCTTTCCTTTTCTTTATGTCCTGCATTTGCATTGCTTGTGTTCTGCATTTGCAGTACATTTGGATTGTTTGTAGTTTGCTTGTCATTTGCCGATTGGGGTTGTAATGCTTGATTTTCAAGGTTTTGTTTCCACCTTGCAATGGCTGCTTGTTTGCGTTTGTCGGAAATGTCTTTTCGTTTGTCCAATCGCTTTAAAACTGAATCAGACCACATATTGACACCATCATTCTTAAATAAACCGTAGTCATGCACAAGGGATTCAACCTTGTTGTAATCCACATGCAATGCAAATGCAATACTTTTGCAAGAACGCAATGGCAACTTTCCGCCCTGTTCATACAGTTGTTCGATAATGCACCAAAATACGCCGATACCTTCAACCCCAAGGTTAATCAACACGTCTTGTAATTTTGGGTCATTACGCGCGTTGTAATCATGTTGAAAATAAAATGTATCTTTCATTGTTGTGATTGTTAAGCCCACCGACCTGCCAAATGGCAAGCCGGGGGCGTTGTACACTAAATTTCAATGATTGCGATTTCGGGTGCAATCTCTTTGATTTTTACAATTTCATCATCAATTACCTTGTCGCGTAAATCTTCAAGTGTTGCTTGCGCGCCGGGTGAAAGAAGCACGAAAGAAACTTCACGTCCGTTCACTTGAGCGAATGTTTCCACCTCGATTGTTTCGGCGGGCATTCCCTTGAAAATCGGCATTTGAATGGTGAATGAATCCGGCAAGTTGGAATTGACCACTTGGGCGAAATTGTCGGTACGATTGCCATTTTCGGCAATGGCACGTTCAATCTTGTTGTTCACGGTGGCGGTAAAGTTCATCAGCTTTGAAACCAAGTCCATATTCGTTTTGCGGTCGGCAAAGAATGCACGGTTCATCTTGATAAACAAGCCAAGTTCAATTGGTGTCCAAGCCTTGTTTCCGTTGATTCCGAACTCAACAAATTTTGGGTTGTAACTCAATTTGCCAACAACCTTTCCACGTGTGTATTCGTCCGATTCGTTGGTTATCAAGGTGATTTCCACATTGTCGCGGTCGATAAGAATGTGGCAATACTTTTGGGCGAACTGACCAACATTGATTCTCTTTGTTAGATACTCCACCACGCAACCGATAACACCTTTCAGGTCGGTTTTTACGGGTGCTTTCGGTTCAAGCTGTTTCACGGCTGCACCCTCACGCAAGATTACTTCGGCGGTTGTCATTCCCGGTGCAAGATTGATTTGCAATTTTTCGTTCTGCATATTCTTCAAAAATTAAAAGTTAATCATTTGTTCCTGTATTTCTCACCACTGAAAAGATGTTCGGTTGTAGTTCATCAGCCGTTGCCGGGCGACATTCAACCAAAATTCCCTCTTTGTTGTAATACCCGGTTTCCTTGGTTTCTTGGTCTGTGAAACGATAGCATATTTCGTTCACATATTCCGCCTTTGACTTGATGTTGGAAACCATTATTGACCTTGATTCTTTCAATGGTTTCAAGCGACCCTTGAAGTCGGCTTCAACTTGTTTCTTTTCTGCTTCGATTTCGGCAATCTCAATCGACACATTGGCAAGTTTTTCTTTGTGTCCTTGCAATTCTTCCGGGGTGTATGGCTTCATATAGCCTTTTTGTTCGCAAGCATCGCAATTGTCTTTCAAGAATGCTTCACGTTGTGCAAGATTCTTGTATTCCTGTCCAAGTTCTCTTTCCATAACTCGATTTTGTTTTATAGTGATACATTTTTACTTATTGAGCAAGAAAACTTGGTTATACAAGCCCACGAACTGTTTGCCGAATTGGATTGCTCGATTTCGTGTTTTGAAGCAAAGCCGAGAACCGAAATGCGCAGCCGCAAGCGTAGCCGTATTATAAGTAGTCGCACAAACGAACCCCGCAGCCCCTTTGTCATATACAAACCAAGGGTAATACTTGTATTGGCTTGCATCGCTGAAATCAGGCACAAAGTTGTCCGCCTTGTTCCAAGCCTCTGCAATGGTGAATAACTCGTTCAGGGCAACAAGTGCTTTGATGTGATTTGGGTTCACGTCCTGAACCAAACGTGCAACGTCTGCAAGCTGAACGCAATTGCTGGACAATACCTTTTTCGACACGGTGAAGTCTGCATTAGGCTTGCCCCCAATATGCTTTCGGGCTTTCTCAAAGTCGGTGATACACTCGTTTACTTCCTTGATTTCTACTTCTTCAAGGTCAAAATCAAATGGGGTCAAGTATTTATCATCGGATGAATCAAGATATTCGTTATTGTCATCAATGATACACTCCATTTCTTCCGCTGCATCTACTCTTGTGGCAAAGGTTGCGATTGGATCGGATTCTCCTTTTCTCTTTAATACAAACTTTTTCATTTTCGTAAAATTAAAATGGTGATTTATTGAAATTTATTGTCATTCCACTTTCTGCAATGTGGACGGTCTTACCTGTCGCTTCCATGATTCCTTGCCGGAACTCACTCGCACTTGAATTGCCATCAGAAAGGTGTATCAACACAATGTTGTTCACCCCTGACAAATCATTTGCAAGCAATGTTTCTTTGCACGTATCAAACTCCATGTGGCTTTTGATAGTCCGGGCACGTAATGCCTTGGGCAATAACCCGGCTTTAACATTAGCATCCAAAATGTCTTGTCGGTAATTGCATTCAATAATGATGTTGTTTAACTTGGCAAAGGTGTAATGTAAATAATACGTGTCAGTCGCAAATAAGACCATTCCACATTCTGGGTGATAGATAAGAAATCCGAAAGGTTCGGCGGCATCATGTTGGACATTGAACGGCAATATCCTAAAATTGCCGATTTCAAATTTACATCCCGCTTCTGCCATTAGTGGGGACAAATAGGGGCTTTTAAACTTCTTGACCACTTCGTGCAATGTCCCGGTGGACATATACACGGGAATACGTGCTTGAATGAAGTTTTCAACGTATTTGGCATGGTCGCCATGCTCATGTGACACGATTGCACCTTTGATGCGTGAAACGTCAAAATTGACCGCCTTTTGCACCTCTTTGAAAGCAATGCCACATTCTATTGCCAATGATTCTTTACCGTTGTCAAGCAAGTAACAATTACCCTTTGAGCTTGAACCCAAAATTTTCAATTCCATAACCTTAACCTTTCGGATTTGCTTATTTAGAAGCCCGGATTCGGCTTTTGTCCGCCTTGTGGCGCTTCGGTTGTACTTTCCTTTATTTCTCCCGTTTCGGTGTCCACAACGGCTTTTGTCGTGGTATCTTGACCATCTGCAAGGTCTACACCGATAGTTACCTTGTTGGCATTATCCGTTTTCTCCCTTTCGACATCAATGATTTCTTGATAATCCACATCCTGAATGTCTTGCCATTCTTCAACGGTTTTCATGCCCATTGAAAGTTCCGGGGCATAGGCGCTTGTCCAAAAGGATGCGGCACGATACATCAACATTTGTTTTGTCATTGTCTGCCACTTGCTTCCGTTCTTGGTGTACCAACCCTCTTGTATGGCAAGTCGAACGGACACGGGCGAACTTTCCAACACCTTATCCGACCCCTTGGCGGTCGTGAATGCCACGCATTCAATATCCATTATTTTTTTACCATCAAACTGCTTGATAACGGGCTTTTTTGAACGTGTGGCATTATCCCAAACGTAGTCGGTATAATCAACCATGCCCAACATACCTTTTTCGGTGAATCGGTACTGCAAGGGGTTGAAACGACCGCAAGTATTCACCGTTGCGACAAGGAATTTACTCGACCATGACGGCTTGCCATAGATGGGAACCATGTTTTGCATCACCATCAAAGGGCTTGCACCGATACGTTGTGCAATCTCAATGGCAATCATGCAATTAGCCATTGCTTTTTCAATCGGGTTCTTTTCGCTGATTTTGTACATGTCCGGCACAAGTTCGGATGAAGCGAACAACTTGCACACACGTTGCATGGTCTCGAATTGTATGGGGTCAAAAAAGTTGAACCCTAATTGGTTTTGTTGTGCAACTACCATTGCACCGCCATTTGCTTTTTGAATTTCGTTCATAATAAAAAATTAGTTGTTAAATAACTCTTTCTCCTTTTCGAATAACATTTTTAATGAGCCAATTTTTATTCCCTGAATGAAGACTTCTTTCGTTTCTTCACGGGTTGAAAATTCAGCAATTACTTCGGCGATTTTACGCTTATCGCCCACAAGTGAAATGATGGATTTTGTGCCATCTTCGCCCTTGACCTTTTCGGCTGCAAGGATTACAAAGCCACGTTTTACGCCCTCATGCTCACTTGTCATTTCTGACATACTCTTTGCGAAATCTTCCACTTTGGTAAGAAATTCGCCCTTTTCAATACTCTTTTCCATTGTTGCGATAATTATTTAATTGTTAATTTGTTGTCCTTAGTGACAACAAGGTTTATAATCTGACTTTCTGTCGGGATAATTTCATTGACACTTTCGCGACCGTCAAAAAATATCGGGGCGCAAATGCCATAGTGACGGCAAAGGGTGTTGATAATATCCAACCCGGCATTGACTTGTCCGGCTGTGTTGGCACTACCATAAGGCACACCACCGACAAGCGGAATGCACGTTTCAATGGCATTGCCATCGAGGGTGTAATCATACAATTTGAATGACACGAACTTAAACATGGTATTGATGCGCTTTTCGCATTCATCAATCTTGGTCTTGGTGAACTGTTCAATAGTGTATTCTTCGCGCTCCAAATCGGCGATTTGCTGTGCAAGCTGTTTGCCCTTGGCTTCAAGGTCTGCAATTTCCTTTTCACAACGGGCAATGGTATCGCGCTTTGCAAGACGTGATTTCAGACCATCACGTTTGCTGTTCCATTCGTCTTTTTGATTCTTCAAGTCGGTTGTATCAATGGCGGAATTGTCAGTTGAAATGGTAGTTTCAATGTCGGCGATTTCCTTTTGTTTTGCCACCCATTCGGGTATCAGTTCAGGAACAACGGCGGCGGCATCGACAACCGGGATTTTCAAGAAATCGGCTTTCAGGGATTCAAGTTCGGATTCAATTTTGGTTGCATTCGCTTTGGCATTGTTCACGTCTTTTTCGATTTCTGCAACCCTTTTTTCAAGTTCAGCCACCTTTTCGCCAAGCTGCTTTCCCTTGGTGGAAAGGTCATTGCACTTGTCGGATTGTGCCTTGGTAAATACTTCACGGGCTTTGGAAATCATATCTTCTGGCAAGTCCTGACCGCAATGTGGACAAGTCGTTTCGCCATTGTATGTCTTTTCATTTTCCGCGTACCAATCTTGGCGCAATTGGTCTTGGTCGGATGTAATTTTTTCGATTTCTCGGTGAATCTTGGCAATCTCAACTTGTCCCGATGTCGATTCACGTTTGGTTAATTCAAAATCACGTTCCTTGCCTTTGATTTGTGATTCAAGTTCACGACGGCTTGCATTGGCTTCAAAGGCTGCATTTTGCGCCTTGGTCTTGGCATCGAAAACGATTTGTTGACACTCCGACTTCAAGGCGTTCACCTTGTTTTGCTTGCTTTGCTCCGCTTCATATTGACGACGGATTGCGGCAGTAATGTCTGCAATTGCCTTGTCGATTTCGGCAATCTCTTTGTCGGTTTTCTCAATCTCAACTTCGATTGCGTGGAAATCCTCATTTTCAGGCTTCATCTTGTGTGTTTGGTCAATCCTTGGTTGGATTTGTGCCAATTCGTCTTTTAGTCGCTTCTTACGTGCCGATAATTCAGCTTTGAAGTCCGCAAGTGATTTGCCGCTTATCTTATCAAGCAAAAGGGCAAATTCGGGCTTCTGTGAAGCAATTTCGGCGTCTGTGATTGTTCCGGCAAGCTGAAATAGCTGTTCACGTTGCAACTTCCAATTCATATTGACAAAGAATGCCGGGTTGGTTATCATCTTGAATAATGATGAATCAATAATTGCTTCAATGCGCTTGGTGTATTCACTCACATTCACCGGAGTTTCGTTCCACCAGCATTCGGTATGGTTGCCCTTGAACACTCTTTCAACTTGTCCACGTGGCTTCACCCAATCTTCAACGAATGCACGTTTCAATGTAATTTCTTCACCATCAACGACAATTACACCAGACACACTGCATTCCACATTGTGCAATTCTTCACCATTCACACGCGTTTTCACCTCATAGTCTTTTCGGTCTTGGGCGTCTTTGCCAAATAGTAACCAAATAAATGCGTCAAAATGTCTTGACTTACCAAGTCCATTGCCACCGGAAATCGTGGTGACATCGACATTGAAATTAGTAGTTCTTTCTTTTTCTCCTTTGAAATTGCAAAGGGAAAGGGATTTCAAAATTACTTGTCTCATGTTGCTTAAAGTTTATTGTTAGTATTAAATAGTTTCAAAGCAAGGTCGGCATCAACTACTATGGTTCTTCCGTTCTGCATGATAGCCCCGTTTATCCGTCCGCTTGCCTTGATGCGATTCGCTGTTGTCATGCTGCAATTGAATAGTTGAGCAATTCCGGATATGCCGTACACTAATCGTTTTTCGGGCATTCTTACGGCTTCTTGTGTGGTTGTCTTGATTGTTTCCAACAACTCCATCAGCTCACCAACCGTTAGGTCAATAATTCTTATATTTGGGTCAATTTTTATCATTGGAGATTAAAATTTTTCGTCGGACAAAAGATTCTTGGATTTCCAATGGCAATAAAGTGCACAACAGCAATACCCAATCAAGAATGCAAGCCCTTTTGTTATGAAGAAAACACGAAACCAAGCTTCTTCTTCGACGGGTTCGCCAACCATCAATATGAATGCGATACAACCCAATATGCCCACGATGGATGTTCTTACTTGTTTCATTAATTCACTCTTTTTCATTGTTGCGAAAGTTTTAATTGTTTTACACCATTAAATCGACCGTTGCATTGTCGTTTTCTGATTTTCTTCTTGTGCGTACCATGCGCACACCCCGACAAGTATTGGTGCGTGCCCTGACTGCTACATTGCCAAAGTCAATCATTTGTGGAATCATCAATAAAAGCATTACCGCCGTGATTGCGTTGCGTTTGAATGGCGACAAATCAAAGGAAATGTGGAATGTCCTGCAAAACCACCAAGCGGATAATTCATTGACTTTGGAACACCCGGTTTTCTCATATATGTTTCGGGTGTGATTTTCCACCGTCCGTTCCGAAATGAAAAGCCGATTGGCAACATCTTTTTTGCTTGCTCCCCAAGCGAATAATTCCGCAATTACGGATTCGCGTTTGGTTAATTCTGCAAGTTCATTCATTTTTTCTTTCCTTGATTAAACCTATCACCATGTACCGGGTTTTCACACACTTCTATCACTTCACCACCCATTATGTAAGCATCCAAATCCTCAATGGCAAAATATGTGTCCTTACCATTGGGGCGGTAATATTTTACTTTGCGGTTAAAGCAAAGGCGATTCATCATGCTTGGCGAAACACCCAAGTATTCAATAGCTTCTTTTCTCAAAAGGAAGCGCTTTTGAACTCCTATAACACTACTATTCTTTTTCATAATCTTCCAAACGTTTTGCAAGTTCATCAAATACTTTTTTGAAATGCTCAATACCTGTTCTCCCATATTCTGCAACATCAAGAAATGATTTGTACGCTTCTTGCTCAATCATCATTTCTTCTTCCGGGTATAAATCTTTTTCTTCTTCCATCATACACCTCCCCAAACTTGTTTTATTCCATATTCAGCAAAGATTTCTTCAATGGCTTTCGCTTCTGAAACCTTTGGTTCTACTTTGCCCAATCTTCTTTGAGACCAAGCCATTCTTGTGTTTATGTTCAAGGCTTTCATTATTTTGTCCCGAACATCAGCTTGGTCTTTCATTCTTACCTGTGACCAGCCTTTCCAAAATGAAAATTCACTTGTTTTCTTTTCCATAATTCGATAAATTGACGTATTTTTGCTATTTATTATGTATCACAATGATACTATCTTTGTATTGTTGTTGATTACAGATGCAAATATAAAGATTCTTTCGATTTGGGCAATACAAAATCAAAATAAACTTTATATTAACGCCGTTAAAATATGTTTTATGATTGATATTGAAAGAGTTATAAAAGTTGTCGATTGGCTTATTTTCGAGAAAATCGTAAAGTCAAGAAAGGATTTAGCCTTGAAAATGGGTTATACCGAATCTTCAATGTCCCAAATCCTGAACCAAAAAGTGCCATTATCCGAAAGGTTTATAAAGAAACTTTCGATTTTAGACGACCGGATAAATATTGATTGGGTAATGGGTGGCGATGGTGATATGTTGCAAGAATCACTAATCAAAGAAACACAAGTGTTCTATGGTGGTGAAGACTTTGAAGAGCCAACGTATGTTCCATTATTACCTATTTCGGCACAAGGCGGCTCTCTGAATGACTTCGTTGTGTCTGTCAAGGATAGCGATTGTGAGCGTGTGATTTCGCCAATAAGGGGGGCTGACTTTGCCATGACGGTTGCTGGCGATAGCATGGCGCCGGAATACCCATCCGGGTCTCAAATCTTAATCAAAAAAATAAATGAAAGGGCATTCATTGATTGGGGAAAGGTGTATGTGTTGGACACTTGCAACGGAAGTGTTATAAAAAGGATATTCCCGGCGGATGACAAGGACCCAGGGAAAGTGAAGTGTGTTTCAATTAACCCTGATTATCCACCATTTGAAGTGTCTTTTGAAGACATTTTTAGCGTTTATCGTGTATTGTTAAGTATGTCAATCAAATAGATATGGAAGAAAAAATCAAAATTCAGGTGAATAACTATTATGGTAACCCGTCTTATTACTCGGTAATGCCCCAAGGAATCTTTGATGCACTTGAAGCTGCATCACTGAATGGTGAAGAATATGTAACCGTTGGAAAGACTGCATTCGATAAAATGATTATTGACTATAAAAAGAAGATGGACGATGAAAGCAATTAAGATTATTCGCGCGTTCATTCTTATTTGTGCGTGTGTGTGCGTGTGCGCATGTTCATCAAATGAAGATGAACAACCCGAAACCCAACTGTCGGACATTTCCGGCGTGTGGATTGAATATGCTTATTTGTGTTCCGGCGGTTACTTCGTGGACATATCGGGTGATGAAAATATGCGATACGAATTTGAACGACCAAACAAGTTCACCAAGTACACCATTGACAAAACCATGTTCAAAGACGTGTACACCCAAGGCGAATGGACTTTTGATGCTAAAAAGGGCGTTGCATACGTCACCGAACCACGTGGTTGGAATCTTGAAATAAGGTTCACGTTCTTGCCTGTTGAAGATGGGGAATATAAGGCACGTTTGGATATCAAGGGCAAAACTAACACTTCTTCATCCATTGTCAAAGTAAAAAGAATCAGCCAATGAAAAAGTCAATCAATCCACAAGCATTGGCAATTCAACGCCGATTCTTTGAAGCCTTGGAAATGGCGGTTTCTTTGGGTGCAGTGAACGGGTTGAAGGGTTTTTGCGAATCGCATAACTTGAATCGCACCAAGTATTCACGTATCAAGAACGATTTAAACAAGCCACTTGGGGAAATGAGATATAAAATGATTGATATTGATGCACTTTCGGGAATCTGCACAGACTTTGGCGTGTCGGCTGAATGGTTGTTGCTCGGACGTGGAAAGATGTTGAAAAGAGATGATAATTGATTACAAAATAAAATTTATACTACACAAGCGAAAAAGTGATGATACCAAGGCGGTCATTCGTATGCGTATCACCCTTAAATCAAAAAGACCCATTGATATTTCGATGGGTCATAGAATCAACATCGAAAATTGGGACACTGAAAGGCAACGGGTGAACAGTGCCGAGCGTAAGGCGAATGATATAAATGGAGAAATTGAGAAGTGGAAATCGTCTGCAAATGAAGTATTCATCCGCTATGGCGTGTTAGAACACCGCGAGCCATCGCCTGATGAATTTAAGCAACTATTTAATGATGAGATAGGTCGAAAGCTTGTTTTTGAAGAATCGAACGAAATTCAAGGTATTATATCGGTAGAATCTGCCTTTGACGAATATATCAATTCCGTTGGTGTACAAAATAGCTGGTCGCCATCTTCGTATAAGAAAAATGAAACTGTGAAGAAGCATTTTGTATCTTCATTGAATGGAAAGAGCTTTTTACATATTGACACAGATGTTCTTCATGAATTTATCCAATACCTGTTAAAGAAAGGGCTACGCAATACTACAGTGGCAAAAGACTATCAGTTTGTCCGTTGGTTTCTTAGCTGGGCACGGCGAAAAGGATATTACAATGGGCGTGCTGATGAAGATTTCCGTCCACGCTTGAAAGGCACCGATGGAAATCAGAAGGAAATAATATACTTGTCACTTGATGAATTAAAGCAATTAGAGTCTTTCCAAATCCCGGTAACCAAGAAACACCTTTATCATGTTCGTGATGTCTTTTTATTTTGCTGTTATACTTCACTTAGATATTCCGATGTAAAAAAACTAAATAAATCAGACATACAGGGAAATAAGTTTCGAGTTGTCACTCAAAAAACAGCTGATGCAATAATTATTGACCTAAATAAAAAAGCTATTGATATTTTGGATAGATATAAAGGGGTGAAAGGGCGCCTTGCTCTCCCGGTAATATCCAATCAAAAATACAATCAATATTTAAAGGAACTTGGTAGATTGGCGGGCTTGAATACCGAGACCCAAGTAGTATATTATAAAGGGGGTAGACGATATGATGAATACTACCCCAAATATGAACTGTTGACAAGCCATGTTGCCCGGCGTACATTTGTCGTAACTGCCTTACAACTTGGCATTCCGGTTGAGGTGATAATAAGATGGACGGGGCATTCTAATTATGATGCTTTAAAGCCATACGTTGCCATTGTTGACACATTAAAGCGTTCAGAAATGGATAAATTCGACCAATTATGACCTCGTACACGATTCCGTACACGATTTTATGCTATTTTATAAAATTTAAAGATGTCTCCACTTTTCTATTTTTAATTGATATTCAGCTATTTGGCATTTATTGATATGTTATGAATAATACCAACAGAGAGCGATACGCTCCACGATTTCAATTGATTATCAGGA